GATTCCGGCGTGAAGCTGGTTAGTGTGAATGATAGGGGCTGTTATTCCCGCTCAAAGCGGAAAAAACGATAGAAAGGACAAGCCAAAATGAAGGTGCAGAAACATCAAGAATTATTTTTGAAAACCACAAAGGAATATTCCCGGCAAATGAATCAGGTGTTGAATATGGTGGAAAAAGCGAACCCGGTACAAATCAGGCAGCTTTTAAGCGTTTCTAAGAAATTGAAAAGTTCACTTCAAAAATTGAACGGGCAACAGGGCGTATTTAAGCGGTATGTGAACAATGCCGCAAAATATACCGCCATGTTGCAGCCCTATATTGATTTACTGGAAGAAACACGGGCAGAACTGGAAAAGATAGGGGTGAAGCCATGAACCCGAATATTGAAGTAATTACCCCGGAATTGTGGGCGGTACACAGCGGATATATAAAAGCCGGATGGATTCAGGAATTAACACCTGTTCCGGGCGTGGAAAGCATAAATGCGGATGCTTCCCTTACCAATGACGGAATTATGATCCTGAAAAAAGAATCAGAGTTATACCCGGTATTAAAGCAGATTGTTCCCCAAATTATGAAGCGCACAGATGCAGAATTGGAACATTGCATAACAACCATGAAAGGTAAAGTAAATCCTGATGCTTACGAAAAATTGTATTTGAATGTTCTGCAATGGGAAATAAAAAGGCGGTGTGTAAGGGCTGAATATTTGAACAGCCTTCCCAAACCTACATTCAAAGATAGAATAAAGACATTTTTAAGAAAGGCGGGTGAAAAGTATGGCAACCATTAGAACAGCGATTGAATTATATGATAATTTTTCAGCACCCCTAATGAGTGTAATTCAGGCGGTGAATATGTCTGTTTCCGCTATGGAACAGATGCAAAGAACAATGGATTCCCCGGTTGATACCGCTTCCCTTCAAGGGATAAGGGAACAGTTGAATGAAGCCACACTTGCGGTTCAGGAATTGGATGCAGCAATGCAGCAAGTAGAAAGCCCCGCCATTGATTCACCTACCGCCCCGGTAAATTCAGCACCCGTTGAAATTCCGATTGAACCAACCGTTCCCGATCCGCTGGTTGAAACCCCCGCCCCGGTGGAAGTGCCTATTGAATGGCAATCTGATAATTTGGAAGTTTTCACCGGAACGGGAATAGAACGGTTTGAACAAGAAGTTCAAAGTACAAACGAAATGTTGAACACTTTGAACAACACCCAAAATCAGATTGCGGCGCAAGCAGGGCAAACGCAGATTTTCCCGGCGAACATGATTTCCGATTTGGGAAATATGCAAACAAGGATTCAGGCTATTCAGGAAAGGATTCAGACAATCGAAAATAACCCGATGAATTTGGGAACTGATACGGCAAACGCTGAATTGGAGCAAATGCGGGCAAGTCTGAATCAGGCGATTTTGGAACAGCAAGAATTGAATACCGCCGTTGAAAACATGGATGTTCGTTCGGCAAATGAAGCCTATATGCGGTTATCTTCCACGGTATCTAATACAGAACGATATATCCGGGATAATGTCAACGAACAGGGGCGTTTTAACCGGGAAATCGAAAATGGTACAGATGCCGCAAGCAATCTGAAAAGCATGATTGCCGGGGCTATTAGTGCTTATGCTGGAATTGCCGGAATTAAAAAGGCATTTAGTTTTGTGGAAGATTGCACGGAAGCATTTAACACACAGTTGAACGCCGAAAATCAGTTGATGGTTGTTTTGGGGAATATGCTTGATGAAGATTATGTTTCCCAATTTACCATTGAAACGGATGCCGATACCACGGCGGCGGTTGATGAAATCAACGCTATTCAAAACAGCGTTGATGAAGTGGTTGTTCCGGTTACGGCTGAAAGCAAGGCTTTACAAGCTGAATTTGACACGATCACAGCAAAGGCGGCTGAAATTCAATCCAACGGTATCTATGGTGATGAAGCCATGATTGCCGCTGGTGCTGAATTTGCAACTTATTTTACCGATACAGACGCTATTACTTCCATGATGGACACCCTTGCAGATTACGCAATGGGTATGAGCGGCGGCGGTGAAATTGACAGTACCGCAATGGTGGACTACGCAACCAATCTCGGAAAAATTATGTCCGGTTCTTACGATGCTATGACGAAAAAGGGCTTTGAATTTTCGGATGCTCAAAAGGCTATCATTGAAGGAACAGCGACACAGGAACAGCTTGTTGCAGTATTGGGTGACGATTACGCAAGTATGAGTGACGAAATGCAAGCGGCGGCTGTTATTTCGCAGATCATTGAAGAATCATGGGGCGGCTTGTACGAAACCATGAGTAACACCCCGGAAGGCAAAATTATTCAAATGACAAACGCTTGGGGTGATATGAAAGAGGTTATCGGCGGGCAGCTTTACCCCTATGTGATTTTGTTCGTTGATGCTATCAATGAAAATTGGGCTACAATCGAAAGCGTTATTTCCGCTATTACTACCGGGCTTGAATATATGCTTGGGGTACTTTCGTGGTTGATGGAAGGTGCGTTCAATTTCGCACAGGTCATTATTGATAATTGGTCGTGGATTTCCCCGATCATTTACGGTATAACCGCCGCCCTTGCCTTATATGCTGCATATTTGGGAATTACAAAAGCGGCTGAAATCGCAAGCGCAGCAGGAAAAGCAATTCTGATTGTTGCAGAATACGCCCATGCAGCAGCCACGGGCGCAGCAGTTTCCGCAACTACCGCTGAAACAGCCGCCCAAATGGGACTGAATACGGCGTTGCTTGAATGTCCGCTTACATGGATTATCGTTCTGATTATCGCTTTGATTGCCCTGTTTTATGCGGCGGTTGCAGCGGTGAATAAATTTGCCGGAACTTCCGTTTCTGCAACGGGTATCATTTGCGGCGTGTTCATGGTAGCGGCGGCGTTCATTGGAAATTTGTTCGTTACCCTGATTAACTTTGTGATTGATATTTTCGTGGTACTTTGGAACTTTATAGCGGCATTTGCAAACTTTTTTGCGAATGTGTTCACCGATCCGGTCGGAGCAATCGCCCGGTTGTTCTTTGATTTGGTCGATACGATTCTTTCGCTGTTACAATCTTTAGCTTCGGCTATTGATACAATTTTCGGTTCAAACCTTTCCGGGGCAGTTTCCGGGTGGCGTGATTCGCTTGGAAGCTGGGTTGATTCCACCTTCGGACAAGGTGAAGAAATTATGGCAAAGGTCAATGCGGAAGATTACCACCTTGACCGATTTGAATACAGTTCCGCTTGGGATGCCGGGTACAGTTTCGGTGAAGGCATTGATGAAAGCATTGAAAACTTTGATCCTTCAAGCCTATTCGGAACAACCGATATTCCAACCGCTGACGATTACGCAAGTGCTTTCACGGGTGGAACAAGCGGTATTGGTGATGATGTTTCCGATATTGCCGGGAACACGGGCAGCATTGCCGATTCAATGGATATTACGGATGAAGAATTGGAATATTTGCGTGATATTGCCGAACAGGAAGCAATTAACCGATTCACTACCGCTGAAATCAAGATAGACCAAACCAACCACAACAATGTTTCTTCCGGTATGGATTTGGACGGTGTTGTTTCGGGGCTGACCGATGCCGTAAATGAAGCGGTTGACATTATAACGGAAGGGGTGCATGAGTAAATGGCAAAAAGCGGATATGATTTCTACTTGAAAAAGTGCTTGTTACCCATAGCACCCCAAAAGCTGCAAATCAAAATCAACAATGCGAACGAAACATTGACCTTGATTGATGAAGGGCAAATTAACATTCTGAAAACGGCTGAATTGACGGATATTGAATTTGAATGTGAAATCCCACAAGTGAAGTACCCCTTTGCAACCTACAAAAGTGGGTTCAAAGGGGCTTCCTATTTCCTTGATTACTTCGAGGAATTGAAAACCAGCAAAAAGCCGTTCCAATTCATTGTTTCCCGAACAATGCCGAATGGTAAAGTGCTTTTTTCAACCAATATCAAGGTATCAATGGAAGATTACAAGATCACCGAAAATGCAAAAAACGGTTTTGATTTAACGGTGAAAATCAGCTTGAAGCAATACCGTGATTACAGCACTAAAACGGTGAATATCAAAATTGCAGCTTCCAAACCGAAAGCAACCGTAACCACTACACGGGCAACGGAAACAACCACTACCACAACCAAAAAAGAATATAAAGCCGGGGATATTGTAAATTTCCACGGTGGAACACATTATTACAGTTCCTATTCCGGCGCAAAGGGCTATTCTGCAAAGGCGGGAAAGGCAAAAATTACGCTGGATAAGACTTGTAAAGGAAACGGCGGCGCACACCCTTACCACTTGATTCACACCGATTCAAGTTCAAATGTGTATGGGTGGGTTGATGAAGGAACATTTGATTAGGGGGTGATTTCTTTTGGATGTAGAACTATTGATTTCCGATTCAACAGGAAAGAAAGCATATTTGCCTATCATTGAAGAAGGTATTGAATGGAGTACAGAAAGAAGAAGCACCCCCGGCAAGCTGACCTTCAAAGTGGTAAAGGATGATATTATCAGTTTTTCAGAAGGTGCGGCGGTTCGCCTGAAAGTAGATGGGAAAATTGTTTTCTTTGGATTCGTATTTACAAAAAAACGGGATAAAGATCAGATTATCACCGTTACCGCTTACGATCAGTTGCGATACCTGAACAACAAAGATACTTATGTTTACGAAAACAAGACCGCTTCACAGTTTATCAAAATGATAGCAGCGGATTTTGCCTTGAATGTTGGAACTATTGAAGATACCGGGTTTGTAATTGCTTCACGGGTGGAAGATAACACTTCCCTATTTGATATGATAGAAAACGCCCTTGACCTTACCCTAACAAACAGCAAGGAAATGTTTGTTTTGTATGACGATTTCGGCAAGCTGACATTGAAAAATATTTCTTCAATGTATGTTGGTGAATCGGGGGCTTACCTGATGATTGATGAAGAAACCGGGGAAAACTTTGAATACACTTCCAGCATTGACGGCGACACTTACAACAAAATCAAATTGACCTATGACAATGACGAAACCGGAAAACGGGAAGTTTACATTGCACAGGATTCAAGCCACATGAACGCATGGGGCATTTTACAATATTTCGATACCCTTTCAGACGGGGAAAACGGGCAATCAAAAGCGGATGCCCTGTTGCAGCTTTATAACAAAAAAACCCGTAACTTGAAAATCACCAACGCTTTAGGTGATACACGGGTTAGAGCCGGAAGCATGGTTGTAATAAACCTGAATTTGGGCGATATGTCTTTGAAAAATTTTATGCTGGTTGAAAAGGTGAAGCACACCTTTAAGCTGGATTCACATTTCATGGACTTAACACTTCGAGGGGGTGAGTTCGTTGGCTGATGCAGTCGAATTGATGAAAACAATTAAAAAAGCCGCTGTTGAAGCAACAAAAGCGGAAAAGCCTGTTGAAATCTGTTTTGGAAAAGTAACAAGTGCTTCCCCCTTGAAAATCCTTGTAGATCAGAAAATGACATTGGGAGCGGCGCAATGTTACCAATTTTCAAACGGAAGTAACTGTTGATTGGACAACGGAAAATAAAAGTGGTGGTAGCGGATATGATTCGTATGCTTCCCACAATCACGCTATCAAGGGAAGAAAGAAAATCACCGTTCACAATGGGTTGGTTGTGGGTGATGAAGTCATTCTTCTTCGTCAACAGCAAGGGCAAAAATATATTGTGGTGGATAGAATCGGATGATACCTTCAACCACGGGATTTCTTGAACAAGATTTTGAACTTGAAACACAACCAACCCACACTTACAAAATGAACCTTGAAAGTAACCTTGTTCGGGGATATGTAGACGGACAGGAAGCCATGAAACAGGCAATTTACAAAATTCTACTTACTGAAAGATTCCAATATCTGATGTATAGCAGCAATTACGGAATTGACACCCTTGATTTGTATGGTGAACCCGTTTCCTATGTATGCCCGGAACTTGAACGGCGAATTTCGGAAGCCTTACTTTGGGATGATAGAATTGAAAGTGTTTCGGATTTTGAATTTAACATTTCAAAAAAGGGCGTGGTTCATGTTACCTTCACAGCGCATACAACTTTCGGTGATGTGCAAGCAGAAAGAGAGGTGAATTTCTAATGTATGATGTAACTTATGAAGAAATCCTTGAACGGATGCTTGCAAGGGTATCTGACAAATTCGACAAGCGGGAAGGATCAGTAATTTTTGACACCCATTCCCCAACGGCGATTGAACTTCAAAACCTTTATATTGAACTTAACCGTTTACTTGCGGAAGCATACGGGGATAGTGCTTCAAGGGAATATCTGATTTTAAGATGTGCCGAAAGGGGGCTTTCCCCTTATGAAGCAACCAACGCTATTTTGAAAGGCGTATTCACCCCGGCAAACATTGATGTTACCGGACAGCGGTTCAATATTGGTTCAATGAACTATGTTGTAACTGAAAAAATCGCAGATGATGAATATAAGGTGCAATGCGAAAGTTCCGGCATTACCGGAAATCAGTATTTGGGAACAATGATTCCTATGGAATATATTGAAGGGCTGGAAACGGCTGAACTTACGGAAGTGCTGATTCCCGGTGAGGATGAAGAAGATACGGAAGATTTACGAACCCGCTATTTTGCTTCGTTTGAAGAAAAGGCTTTCGGTGGCAATATGCGTGATTATCTTGAAAAAACCAATGCTATCCCCGGTGTTGGAAGTACCAAAGTAACCCGCATTTGGAATTCTGATATTCGCCCCGCTGATATGATACCAACCGCAAAAGTGGAAACATGGTACAAAGGCATTGTTGACACGCTGGATCAGGAAGTTGCACTTTGGCTTTCTTCCGTGTATGCAGCAGCA